TCTTCTTTGGGCACAGGACTGGCAATGCAAGTTCTATCCACACCAATGAGGTGCTTGGTAAATTCTGGTTGCAAGCTCATGATAGCATGCGGCATACGATAACGTGCTAGGTATAAGATTTTTGCGCTGGTCATAGCATTAATTATAAGAGTGCGGCTGCTGAGGCCGGTTTTCCGCAGGTACTAACACACTGGTAAGGTCTGCCGTCAGCAATGCTGGATTTTTGCCAGGCTTGTTCTATAGACTCAAACCAGTCCAAACAATGCTCTAATGTATACTGCAAAGCATTGTTTTCTTTTACCATTGGTGCCAATTCCTTATTACCCGGATGGCTCATGGTGTGTGGATAAAACCCTAAAAAGCAGCAAGGATAAACAGATCCGTCAGCAGCAATATAAATTTCTTGAGTTTGTTTATGAATGCAATTCATTGTGAGATCTGGAATATCTTTATGTGATCTAAAAGTTTTGGCATCATACCACGAAATGTGATTTTCTAATAGTGCTTCGACTGGCGGGACTTCTCCAGGTTCTTTGGGTCCAATCACATGACTAAATTTACCGTCTCTAGTGAACACTGGACCGCGATCCCGTCCATCATATATATTTTCAAATCCAAAAAATCCCAGTTCACGAGCCATCTGTCTACATTCTTGTTCTTGATGTCGATTGTGTTCAAATGGCACAAATCTCCAAATAGCTCGTCCACCTGCTTGAATTAACGACTGAGCATGTTCGATGATTCTATGCCAATCAGTATCTTGACGATACAGTTTATGAGTGTCTGCCATCCCATCAATAGCAAATCCCACAGTGACGTCAGGCAGAGCAAGTCTTCTCCACCATTCAGAATTGCGCAAACTGCCGTTGGTGTTGATATGCACTGGAACTCGGTGTTCAGCAACATATTCAACTATGTCCACAGCATCACGAGCTGATGCAAAATCTCCAAGATTGCCATTGAAAGTAATGCCCCTAAATCCAAATACTTTTGGTATCAACCCGTTAATAGGCGCCTCGGGTTGAATTAGTTGTGCCAACAGTTCAGGAGTCACAATGTGCTTGAAATCTGCTAGAGACAATTCGCATGTTGGATAACCAGAGTTGTACTCATAGCCTCTGTAGTTTCTCATGCACATGGGACAGCGAGCATTACATCTTGTGGTCAATTCAATGTGCAATCGACGAATTTCTGATAGTTTTAACATTGAGATATTTATAGCTGTATATTTTACTAAATATCTAATGCAGACCAAATCAATTCAAGTTCAGTGCGATGTTTATTGCAGGTGGGATGGCAACGACACCCGCTATAGACTGTATGTAAATGATGAGCTGTTTACAGAGAGATCTTGGATCTGGAATGATAAAGAATACTATTTGGAAGAAGTGATAACTATCGAAGCACCCCCGGGGCAATACGAAATCAAATATGAGCTGCTTGAGCCCACCCACAGCAAATTAGGAATAAAAAACATGCGAGTAACCAGCGGAACTGCTACCATACACAAAAATCAGACAACATTGGAAATACCATCATGAGAATGAAAGAAATTATGGAAAATGCATCAGTAGGCGGCACTAGTTCAGGATCTATAGCACCTGTAGAGTCAGCTTTGGGCATGCAATCAAGATCAGGCGGATCCATGCTAAGTGGTAAATATGTAACAGGCTCTGATCCTACACCGAACACGCCTAAGGAATACAAAAGGAATAAACATGTTAGCGGACGCTTTAAAAACTCTCCTGGCAACTGAGTATGCTTTCAGCATCAAAGCCCAGCTGTTTCACTGGAATGTGGAAGGCCCGGACTTTGCTCAATTGCACGAGTTTTTTGGAAACTTGTACGAAGAAGTCTATAACGGATCAATAGATCGAACCGCTGAATACATTCGCGCACTAGGCGACTACTCGCCAGGCAGTTTTGAACGTTTTGCTGAACTGTCGGAAATCAAAGGTCAGACCAAGATACCACGTGCCCGACTCATGATTGAAGAACTGTTGGCCAACAACACCCAACTGTTGGAACTTCTTAATAAATGTTTTGCTGTTGCTGAAAGTGAAAATCAGCAAGGCATTGCTAATTTTATAGCTGAACGCATTGATGCTCAACAAAAGCACGGCTGGATGCTGAGAAGTTTCTTGAAAGACGAAAGAGCATGAGTTCAGACATTAGATCGATACTAGAACGCCTGGCAGCAGTGGAAGGCAAACTCACACCCACGGGTGTCAAGCATGGCCTTAATCCACAACAAAAATCTGTCAATCAACTGCCAGCACTGTTTAAACCACATGGCATTCGAGTACTAGGTTCTAAAACAGATCCGCAACATCCCATGCATGGTGAGTTAGTTGGGGATTCAGTTGAGCCTGCTAAAACTGCACTAGAAGAAGCCATGCAAGAAGTTGAAGAAGACATGTTAAGCAAGGTCAAAAAGGACCTTACACAGTATCTTGATCAGCTGGAAAAGAAAGTTCGAGTTGATCGCGAACTCAAAGACAAAGCCAAAGACGCTATAGAAAAACACACCGCCGAAGAAGAAATTGAAGAAAACGATTATGAACTAACTGATCCCAGCACAGTACATGGCATTGAAAACAATATAGATACTCAACTGGGCAATCCACAACAACCTACCAAAGTCATGGAACTGGATGATGGTGCTGTGTTTGAAATACACGGCGACGATGGCATTGGCTATGAAATACGCCATCGTGGTCGTAGCCTACCCAGCAGATTCCGAACATCTGACGAAGCAGGTATAGCAGTTGATCTGTTCCGCGCTCATAGACAGCGCAATCGTCCTGCACAAGATCTAAGTCAAGACTACATAGAAGAAAGATAAGCACCATGATCATTAGAGATTTGATTATTAAAGAACATAGAGTACTAACTGAAGCTCAGGCACGAGCACAGTTGATGGAAGATCCAGTTTTTCGCCAGTTTAGATCAATAGGTCATTACATTACTGAACGGAAAATGACCGACAGTGAAATTCTTCAGGTGTTTGCTGACGTTGAAGCAGGCATGACAGACAAAGCCACAGGTGCAAATCGTACATGGGCAGGCTCTACTAAAGATTATGCCATGGACTTTGCAGGTGGCGTAAAAGATGCATATGATAGTATTATCAACAGCATTCAAAGTAATGCATCAGTGGCAGCAGTAGATTATGCTTATAATGAAGCCACAGACGCATTGGCAAAATTAACTGGTGGAGAAAAAGGCAAGGTCATGCAGGCTATCATCGCCTATCGCAATCTTGTTAAAGAATATCCCAAAACTGCTGGTTTTGCCAAGGCAGCATTGGTAGCCATTGCTGGCCTAGCCACAGGTGGTGCAGGCCTTCCTATTATTGCTGGTCTGACATATGCACTAGATTCGGCCATCAAAGGCGATAAACTATCCAGTGTTCTCGGCAAAGGTGTTGGTGCTGCTGCATTGTCATATGCTGGCCAGGCTGCGTACGGTGCATACGGAGGTCAGGCAGGAGCAGGAGTAGGTGATGGCACTGCTATGGGCGACACAACTCCGTCAATAAGTGGCGGACAAGACATTGGCGGATATAATCCCGACAATGTGCCTGGCGACTTAATGACTACTCCTGAACCAGGATGGCAAAGTAATGCTGATGTGAGTGGCATGTATGCTCAAGAACCAGGATGGCCGGGCTCAGGAGCAGGCGGTAGCACATACACTGTAACTGCTGATGACTTTAAAGGACTTGGAAAAATTGCACAAGACAATGGACTTACTGCACAACAATTATGGGACGCTAATCCACAGATTACAGATCCAGACAAAATTTTTATTGGTCAAGAAATTAACATACCTGCAGCTGGCGGTGAACCAGTAAAGAATGTATGGCAAGGTTGGGAAGGTCCTACCAAATCAACTGCTGGTGCAGTTGAACCAGCTCCCGGTGACGCTGTACCGCCATTGCCAGCAAGTAATGGTCCAACAAATCTCACAAAAGATTTTGATCCAGCTAATGTGCCAGCAGGCATGACAATGAAACAAGGCGCCAGTCCAGTATCAAGTCAAGGATTTACCGGGACTTCGGTTGCTGGAATGCCAGTGATACCTGGACAGCCATTGAATCCAACACAAATGGCTGTATCTGATATGGCTTTAAAAATGGGCAATCAGTTATCTCCGGTGGTGCAAGCAGCGTATGATTTAGCTAAAAACAGTGCTGTAAAAGAATCTGTTTGGTCAAAAGTAGCTGAATCTGTCAAATTTAAAACACTGCCAGTAGATCGACTTATTGATAACAGAATAACTATTTTAAGCTGGGCGTTGAATGAAAGCATTGGTCGCAAAAGCAAAAGCATAAACTTGACCACTGTTGGTGTCTACACTGTGTTTGAAAATATTGACCGTTATCGCAAGGCTATTTTAGGAGAGCGTTTGCCGTCAACCGTAGTAGGTCCAGGCCGTGAACAACTGCCAGACTACGGTCGCCCCGACGCTCCCGGAGCACCTGCGCCTGTAACGCCAACTAAAAAGCCTGGTCTAGTTGGCCGTGGACTTAATTGGTTAAACAAAGCAGCTGGTAAAGTAGGCGGCGCTTTGGGTACTTTAGGACATCAGTTCACAACCAATGTCACAAAAGAAAAACTCAAAATGAATTGGCAATTAAAAGGCAGGCCTAGCGAGTCAGATCAATTGTCCGCATGGTTGGTTACACAAGGTGTGCCACAGCAAGTTATCACCACCGTGTACAACAAGATGGGCATACCGCATACAGCGCCTACAGCCACACCCGCTGCTACTGGCACAGCTCCAACTGCGGCAACTACTGATGTGGCAAAAAATTATAATGCATCACTCACTCGTAATCCTTTTGCAAAAACGTCAGCAACGGTTATCCCAACACCAGGCCCAACTCCTGCACCTGCACTACCTAAGCCAGGTGTAGAAACTCCACCAACACCTACTCCAACACCAGTACCTACTACTCCTGGTAATGCAAAGACACAACGTGATGATAGATTAGCTAGAGCAGCTAAATGGAAAGGTCGCCAACCGTCAGTCCAATCTACGTCAGTTGGTGAAGAAGACAATTATCATGATGCACTAGCCAATCGTGAGGCCGATCGTGAGGCCGAAGAAAAGAATCTAAAAAAACTACCACGTAGTGCATTTGAATCATTGTCCTGGAGCAAAAACTTCAATCCTGGCATGACACTGTTCCGCCAAATGAAACGGGAACAATCATAATGCGACTGAATGAAATTACCAATCCACCAGTTGATGTTGACGCATTAAAACAACAACTGGCCGCAAAACAAGCACGGTTTGACCGACTGGGCGGCATGAGTTATCAATATGCTGATCGCATGATGCCAGATGATTACGAAGCACAACAATTGCATAGAGAAATTGATTCCCTGTCAAGAAAGATACAAGCCGCAGGTGGCTAACCAAACTCAGCCTTAGGACCGAGTGGGCGGCTGCTGCCCGGGCTAAGGAATTCGCTACTCCACGGCCCAAAGTGAGCAAATTGCTATTGACATGCCACTACTAAAAATGTATACTTGTTTTTTTAGGAGGCTCCATGAGCAAGACATTTAACGGCGAGCAAAAACTCAAACTCACTCAAATCATCAACGAAGGCATGCAAGTGCTGCATGAAATCGAAACACTCAACGGTGGACTGACCGATACCATCAAGGCTGTGGCCGAAGAGTTGGAAATCAAACCTGCTATTCTCAAGAAGGCCATCAAGCTGGCACACAAGGCTGAGTTTGGTAAAGAGAAACAAGATCACGAAACCCTGGAAACTATTTTAGAAACTGTTGGCAAAACTCTTTGACTGTTGTTTATACTGATCAAATTTGGCACAAGTCTCAATGCAGAACATTTGAGCAAGATACCTATGCATTGTTTCGTCAAACAGGTATTCCTGTTAGATTAGTTGATGCTGTTGACGTCGCAACATTGACCAGACGTGTGATAACCGATAATGTAGTCAGTAGGCCACACATAGGACTATATCCTGAATTCTGGGGCAGTTTTAGTTATCAATCAGAATACAATTCACGCCCTCCAGTTCGATTGTTTAATTGTTTTATGAATCGAGCATGTACAACTAGGCAAAGTTGGTTTTATCAGTTTGTTCGTAGAAATTTACTGCATGTTGGCTGGATTAGTTTTTTGTTAGACTATAGAAAACTACCTCCCGGAGTTGTTTCTAAACAGGATCTTTACGAATACAATTACAATCAAGGATATAGCATTTTTGAAGCCGAGCACAATCTCATGCGAGATCGTGTGCCTTTTTGTAATTTTGAAGGTGACTTAGATCAAGTTGTTGTTGATAGTTGCATAAGTCTTGTGATCGAAACATATTTTGATTGGCCAGATACTATAGCATTTAGTGAAAAAATATTTAGAGCATTGCAATTGCCACGGCCGATAATATTGTACAGCATGCCAGGATCAGTAGAAGTGCTTCGAAAGTATGGGTTTGATGTGTGGGACGACATTATTGATCATGCATATGATGTTGAACCTGATCAGATTCAACGTCAAATAAAAATTTTAGATCAATTGTGTCAATTAAGAGATTTGACATATACTGATCAGCAATTAGAACAGTTTGAACTTCGCGCACAATACAATAGAGATTTATTACAAAAATTTAGATTGCAATGGCCCAACAAATTAAAAAACACTTTAGTTCAACTATCTATATAAGTAACAATGAGTCGCTCACATTACGAGCATGTATCAAGGCCGGTCCGGCCACAAACGGAGAACAATGAGTTATATTGACGCACTATTTGATCGTGAGCACGATCGCATTCATGTATTAGAACGCCGCGACGGCGTAAGACAGTACAAAGAGTATCCTGCCAACTACATCTTCTATTACGACGACCCTAGGGGCAAATTTCAAAGCATCTATGGCACGCCGGTCAATAGATTTTCATCACGCAACAACAAAGAATTTCGCAAGGAAGTTCGCAGCCAGTCCGGGAAGCAGTTGTATGAATCAGACATCAACCCCATCTTTAGATGCTTGGAAGAAAACTACAAAGACCAGGATGCTCCTGAATTACACACAGCATTTTTTGACATTGAAGTTGCGTTTGACCAAGAGCGTGGGTTCTCGCCTGTGGCAGATCCGTTCAATCCCATCACTGCCATATCTGTCTATTTGGATTGGTTGGATCAGATGATCACCTTGACTGTGCCTCCCAAACACTTGAGTTGGGACACAGCACAAGAGCTGGTGAGTGAGTTTGAAAACACCATCTTGTTTGAGCGTGAAGAAGACATGATCAAGATGTTCTTGGATGTGATTGAAGATGCAGATGTGCTTACCGGTTGGAACTCAGAAGGCTATGACATTCCTTACACAGTGAATCGTACCACACGCATCCTCAGCAAGGATGACACTAGACGTTTTTGTTTGTGGGGACAGTTTCCCAAGCAACGTATGTTTGAACGCTTTGGTGCAGAGAATCAGACCTACGATTTGATTGGTCGGGTGCATATGGACTATATGCAGTTGTATCGCAAGTACACATACGAAGAACGTCATAGCTACAGCTTGGATGCCATTGGCGAATATGAACTGGGCGAACGCAAAACACAGTTCGAAGGCACACTGGATCAGTTGTACAATCAGCACTTTAAAAAGTTCATCGAATACAACCGCCAAGACACTATGATTATTGCCAAGTTAGACAAGAAATTGCGTTTCTTGGACCTAGCCAATGAACTGGCACACGCCAATACTGTGTTGCTACAAACCACAATGGGTGCTGTGGCAGTGACTGAACAGGCTATCATCAATGAAGCACACGAGCGTGGCATGGTTGTGCCCAATCGCAAGCAACGCCTCACAGATGATGACACACAGGCCGCAGGTGCGTATGTGGCATACCCTAAAAAGGGCCTGCACATGTGGATTGGATCAGTGGACATTAACTCACTATATCCATCGGCTATTCGTGCCATGAACATGGGTCCAGAAACTGTGGTAGGCCAATTGCGGCAAACCATGACTGATCATTTGATCAAAGCCAACATGGCCAAAGGACAAAGTTTTGCGGCTGCATGGGAAGGCTTGTTTGCCAGCTTAGAATACACAGCCGTAATGGAACGACAGCGTGGTACGGAAATAACCATTGACTGGGAAGGTGGCGAAGAGTCGGTCCACTCAGCCATGGAAATCTGGCACATGATTTTTGATAGCAACCAGCCATGGATCCTTACTGCCAATGGTACTATTCTCACTTACGAGAAGAAAGGTATCATCCCTGGCTTGCTGGAACGTTGGTATCGTGAGCGACAAGAGCTACAGGCCAAGAAGAAAGAGACCAAGGACCCCAAAGAGATTGCATTTTGGGACAAGCGTCAGTTGGTCAAGAAGATTAACCTTAACAGTTTGTACGGTGCTATTTTGAATCCAGGCTGTAGATTCTTTGACAAGCGTATTGGTCAGTCAACCACACTTGCTGGCAGATCAATTGCCAAGCACATGGATGCTCACATCAACGAGTGCATTACAGGCGAATACGATCACACAGGTAAAGCTATCATTTACGGTGACACAGACTCATGCTATTTTTCTGCATGGCCCATCTTGGAAAAAGAAGTTGCAGAAGGGCGCATGGAATGGTCAAAAGAAACTTGCATCCAACTGTATGATTCAATTGCTGATCAAGTTAACGAGAGTTTTCCAGCATTTATGGAACAGGCATTCCATTGTCCCAGAGACATGGGATCCTTGATCAAGGCAGGCCGTGAACTGGTTGCTGACCGCAGTTTGTTCATTACCAAGAAGCGTTATGCTGTGAACATCATTGACTTGGAGGGCAAGCGACTGGATGTGGATGGTAAGATTGGCAAGACCAAGGCCATGGGTTTGGATTTAAAGCGCAGTGATACACCCAAAGTAATTCAAGACTTCCTGTTAGAAATTCTAAATAAAGTACTGGCAGGTACGCAACGAGATGAAATTATTGAACGCATTAGAGAATTCAAGTATGAGTTCAAAGAGCGTCCTGGCTGGGAGAAAGGGTCGCCCAAGCGTGTGAACAACTTGACCAAGTATGCGGCAGAAGAAGCACGTCTTGGCAAAGCCAACATGCCCGGCCACGTTAGAGCCGCAATGAACTGGAATCAAATGCGTAGAATGAATTCAGACAACTACTCAATGCAGGTTGTGGATGGTATGAAAACCATTGTGTGCAAACTCAAATCAAATGCACTTGGATGGACATCAATTGGCTATCATACAGAT